TGTCAAACGACCGCAGCCGCTTGAGCGGATCTCTTTGCTGGTCATCCTCGCCACCGTCCGAGATATAGACGGCCTGCAGTTGCCAGGCATTGTCGCCGAGATACTCGACGCTGTACGACTCAAGGTGGAGCTGATTCTGCGGTTGCCCCGGGTACTGCCAAAAGAGCGCGAACCGATACAGCGTGTCGTTGATGTCTGCGTGAAGCGCGACGTCGTCGCTGGTTCCGAAGATTTTCCAGCTTCGGCGGTAGGTGCTCTGCGCCTTCTTGCCCAGCCGGTGGATCGTGGCGCTACGGCTCGAGTTGTCTTCGACCCAGCGAAAAATAGGCATGGTGTCAGTCGGCGACGAGGCCGGCCATGGGGTCTCGGGTGTTCTGTTCGATCTGCGCGAGTTTGTCGAGTTGTTTCTGCGCCAGGTTCTGGCTGAACCCAAGTTGACTAAGCGCGGCCCCGGAGAAGGTGCCGACCACGTCGGCAGACGAGGCGGACGACTCAGCCTGCGCGGCAGCCGCCCCGCCGCGAATCTGTGCGGCGGCCCCGTCGCCGCCCATGCCGCCCATGCCCTTACTGATTCGCTCCTGAGACGATTCCAGCGCGTCTTCGATCGTCGTCACCTGGGCGTCGGTCAGCCGACCATTGGCCGACAACGCATCAAACTCCTGGTAGGCATCGCGGAGTTGCTGGAGAGTTGTGGCACCTTCCACCGACTTGAGCAGCTCGCGAAACTGGTCGTTTTGCACCCTTCGACCACGGGCGGCTCGCGACTTGCCTGCCACGGCCTGCTCCGCGGCGTCTGCCTCTTGGCGCGCTGCCTGCTGCCTGGCTTCGGCGTCGCGAATCCGCTGGTCGGCTGTTTCGTTAGCAACCGCGAAACGGTTGGGGATGGCCTGTTGACGCTCGCGTCTGCGGTCTGCAATCTGATCGTCTACTGCTTTGTTCAGTGCTTCCAGGTTGCCGCCGTTGGCAAGCCAATCAAGGAAGTTTGTGGCTTTCCGAAGGTCTGACTCTAGCCCATCCCAACCGGCCGCAAGGCCTTGCAACATGCCATCCCAAATGGTCATTACGTTGGCCGCCAAAAACGTGAACGTGTTTTCGATGAACGTGACCCACGGGCCAAACACCTCCGTCAGAGATGCCAGGCCGCGAACCAGCGAGGCATGTGCGCCAGCCCACAGAATGTCCATGGCACCGGCCAGGTCGCCGTCGACGATGGCCTCGTAGATGCCAGCGAACGTGGTGGACACCGTTTCCGACAAGACCGCAAACACGCCGGTAGCTTGGTTGACTGCGACGGCGATCAGCCCAATCGCAGCGATCACAGCACCAATGGGAGACAACACGACGCCGATGGCGGCCGTGACTGCGGCGACTGCCGTGCCGAGCGCGGCCAACGCCACGCCGGCCGCCAGCACGGTTGCGATAGTCTTGGCGACCGTCACGATCAAGGCCTGATTCTGTTTGATGAACTCGGTGATCCCGCCCAGCGCAGCGGTGACACTCGCGGCCATGGCCTGCAGCGCCGGCGACAATGCGTCACCGATGGCTAGGCTGGCACCTTCGGCGGCTGACAACAAAATCCGCATCGATCCGCCTAGGCCGGCGTCCATTTCCTTGGCCGTGCGGGATGCTACGCCTTCCGCGTTCTGCAGGTCGTCCGCCAGCCCTCTGACGCCGCCGGCCGTCTGCGAAAGCACATTTGCCGACGTGATACCTAGCAGGCCGAACGCTTCGGCCATCTTGGCTGTCCGCTCGGCCACGCCCATGTTCGCCGTGGCGGTGTTGATCTCGTCCAGAATGTCGACCAACGGTTTCAGGTTGCCGGCCGCGTCCATGTTGGTGACGCCGAAAATCTTCTGCAGTTCTTCGCCTGCACCTGCCGAGATCACCGCCAGCCGCCTTAAGGCGGTGCCCGCCTCGCTGCCCTGAATGCCGACGTTTCCAAGCACGCCTAGGATGGCGGCCGTGTCCTCGAGCGACATGCCAAGGCTAGACGCCACGGGGCCGGCGTACTTCAAGGCCTCGCCGAGGCTTTCCACACTGTTGAAGGTTGCGTTGGCGGTCTCGGTCAGCACATCCGCCGCGCGGGTCGCATCCGCAGCGCCAAGGCCAAACTGCCTGAGCGTGGCCGCCATGATGCCGGCCGACAGGGTCGCGTCGGTTCCGGTGGCCCGGGCGAGATTCAAGACCGCGCCGGTCATCGCGTTGATCTCGTCGGGCTTAAAACCCGCGCGGCCCAGCTCGCCCATCAACGTGGCGACTTGAACCGCCGTGAACGATGTAGTCGCGCCCAGCTCCCTGGCTCGGTCGTTGAGCTTTTGCAGGTCTGCTCCTGCCGCACCGCTCACGGCCCCTGTCAGGCGAATCGCGTCGTCAAACTGGGCGAACTGCCGGGTCGCCAAGGCCAGCGGCGCCGTCAGGGCCGCCCCGAACGCCGTCATCCGTGTCCCGAGGCCCTGCAGCAGCGACCCGACCTTGCCGACGTGCTTGTTCAGGTCTTGCAGCGACCGAAACAGCTTGCGGGGATCCGCCCCGATTTCGACGTAGACCTGTCCGCCCCTTACCCTGCTCATGACGTTTTTACCTCATGCCAGTTGGGGCCGAGCAGTTGCTGTATTTCTTCAGGTGTGGCCTGACGAGCGGCCGTCTTGGTTTTCGCGAACGGGTTCAGGCGGGCTGGCTGGACACTCGGCGCGTGCTTCGGCCGGTGGAGGTTGGCGGTTTGGGCGAGGAGGTTGGCGGTGTGCCACCAGTCCATCTCGAGTCGGGCGTTTCGGGCGATGACGAGGTTTCGGAATGTCCACTCGCCGGGATGAACGCCGAGGATTCCAGCGCACTCCCAGATCGTGTCCCAGATTGTGCGAGCAGGTCCGCCGCCGTCGCCTTCGCCAGCTCGGCCTCCGCCTGGCCCAGCACCTCGTCCGCCATCTCGTGGATTTTGGCGACCATCAGTGCGACCATTTTGCGGAGGCCCGGCGGGAAAAAATCGACCAGCTCCGACTCCAAGGCGATTTGCCCGGCCTCAAGCGAGTCCCCTCGCAGACCGTCCAGAAACTGCTCGCGAGAAATGTTGCGATCGTCCGCTTGCTGACGGCAGATGGCGTAAAGGATTTCGCCAATCTTGCCGTAGTTGTTTCGCAGCACCTCCAACGTCTTGGCAATCGTGCCGGCGTCGATCAAATCGAATGGCACCGCTCGCGACTGCCGCTTGACGCTGCCGTCCGGTTGTTGGACGTCTTCGTCGACGTCGATCGTGACAAGACCTCGGACACGGTCGGCGGAGGCGACAGTCAGCGCCACCATCCACGGCCGGCCCTGGTCGTCCCGAAACTCTTTCATCGTAGACCGCTCCTGGTGATCTTTGCCTCAACCTGAAACGTCACCACGCCGTCGATCGAGGCGTTAGAACTGATCGACGTGATCACCGCCGGGAACGACCAGCCGCCGGGGCTGCCCGAAACGGTGACCTCGGTCCCGTTGTTGAGCGAGGCAAACAGCCCAGACATTGAAGCGTCGTCGTTGACCTCCATCGACAGCGAGGCGTCCCGCCCGGTCTGGTAGACCGAAGCGAACCGGCTCGCGTATTCCTCAATGTCGATCGTCCGGGCCGAGCTGCTGAATGTGACGTTGCGGACGCCGACTACGGACGAACCGACCGAAACCGTGGCGTCCTTTCCCAGCGTGATCGCCACGGGGTCAGCTCTCCCGGGCGGTCACGGTGTAGGTCACCGCTCCGTCGATGCTGATGTTTTCCGTGACGCTCATCACGATGAAGTTGCTTGTCGGCGTGTTGGTCGCGATCGCTGTCACCAGGCCGGTGGCGTTGTGGCACTCGATTTCCCACAGCTTGCTGGTCAGGCCTGACCTGTAGGCCCTGTAGCCGGGGTTCCCGGACGAACCGCCCGCGTTGGTGCGGTTGGTGACGTCAATGACCTCGACCTCTTCCGTGTAGGTTGCCGAAATGACCTGGCTTCCAAACGGAGGGGCCGAACCGTCTTTCCCGAGCGTAATGGCCATGCGTGCGGGTCTCCCTGATTAGGACTGCGAATGGTTGCGACTGGCCGAGACGGTAAACGTCTTGATCCCGTCGATGGGGTCGGCCTCGGCCACGTTGGTCACGACGTACTTGACGTTTCCGGTGCTGGAACCAGACAGTGTGAACACGTCGCCCACGTTCACGCCCGGGTCGTCAACGCACTCCACCTCGAGCGTTTGCTCGATCATGGCCTTTTTGAACTTGCGGCTGGTGTCACCGAGCTTGGTGACGTCGACCTCCGCGGCGGAGTTGTTAACGGTGACGGTGCGGGCGTTGTTTAGGCCCGTGATCGTTACGTCTTTGCCGAGCGTGACTGACATAGTGGTTCAGTGCTCCCGTGGGCGGTTGTTCGCTCACGGTAGCCCCGCCCGGGGTCAGGCCCGCAGGGGGTCTGGTGTCACGGGCCAGAGATAAAGTTCTGAAAGGCCTGGGGAATCTTGGGGCGGACCTTCTCCAAACCCTTGGCCATGTAGCGGCCCGGCTTGACCTTGCCGCGGCCGGTCGCAAACTCGCCGGCCTTGCTCCGCTTGCCGGTCTGGGCGTCCTTCCTCATGACGACGTAGGCCTCGCCGCCGGTGCCCTTTAAAAACCGTCCCCGACTGTCACGGCCGCCCCGCCGGCTGCCGCGGCCCATGCCCTGCGGGATCGCATGGCCGCTTTTAAGTTTTTCGACCGGCGACCGCGACAGATAGCGGTACGAAACCGCCCGGCTCCCGCCAAACTCTTGGATCTTGTTTAACCACACCGTGCGCTCAGCCGGCCCAATCACCACCGAGCCCTTGCGGTCGTCGCGCTCATAGCGAACGCTGCCCCGCAAAAACCCATTTGCCGCCCGGCCTCGCCCGGTCTTCCAGCTGGTGACCCGGCCGGCGGTCGGAGGTCGAAACGTGACCTCCAGCACGGGGATTCCGTTTTGTTCACCGACCCGTCGCCACTCCGGCTTTTTCTTGGGCTGCTTGTTCAAAAACTGCTTTTTGGCCGACTGCATCGTGAACGAGCCGATCCGGTCCAGGCTCTTGTTCCGCCCAGCCTGATAGCGTTTCTTGACGTGGGCCGTGTTGATCTTGGCCCGCACCTTGACCGTCGTCCGCATGGCTGCCTCCTACGTCCGGTGGACGCGATAGGTGGCCGTGATCACGGCCCGCCAAACGTTCCGCTCCTGGAGCCCCTCGTCGGGGTTCAGCGTCACCTCGACCTCCATGGGGCTGGTCACGCCGCTTGGCCAGGTTACCGCCTCGTCCCAGTCGTGCTGGCGGATCGCGTCCACCATCTCCTCGGCCAGGGCCAGCGTGTCGTCGGCTAGGGCCTCGGTCGGGGCGTGGCGGCCGACGAACACGATGATCGCGTAGTCGTACTGCCAATGGACGCGGTCGGCCCGGGTGGTCTCGATCGCCCCGGGCATGACCGCCACCACGGGGTCGTCCATGTCCTCGATGTCGTAGCTGGGCCAGTTCTGCCGCACGACCGAGGGCGTCACGGCGGTGAACGTGTAGGCGTCCAGGCTGTCGGCCAGGGCGTCGGCGATCTCGCGGGCGGTGCTCACGCTAGGCCTCCACCAACCGCCGCATGGCCTCCAGATTGGCCCGCAGGCGGTCGTCTAGCGGTGATCGTGCCACGGCGTCCTCGGCCAACTGGAGGGCCTGTGGACGCAGCCCCAGCTCCCAGGCCGCCATGGCGGCGATGTCGGCCGCCCGGCACTTGGCGTTGGGATCGGTGGCGTGGGTCGGCTCGCCGTCGGCCTGGAGGGCGACCTGGGCAAACGCCAGCGTCTCGCGCCACTCCCGCCGCTTGCAGTGGGCCTGCGCCAAATGCTCCCAGGCGTCCGGCTCCCAGGTCGCCTCGCGGGCGGCCCGGTGGAGGTGCAGTTCTTCACCCGTGACCCTGGCGAGCGCCCGCAGGGCGTAGGCCCGCTCGGTGACGCTGCCATCCGGCATCCGTAGGTATGCGGCCCACTGGGCGGCCGCCTCGGGCAGGTTTTGGTAGTCGCACTCGCGGGCCAGATACCACCGCGCCCGGGCATCGTGCGGGGCCTCGGCCACCGCCACGCGGAGCAGCTCGAGGTCCGTGGCGTGCCGCTTGCCGTGGTCGCGGTGGTGGTGGATTTCCAGCCCCTCGGCCACCCGGATTCGTCGGTCCCCCTTCCAGCAGACCAGCCCCTCGTGGGTCGCCCCGGTCCACCGGAAGCCGGCCCGGGCGTGGACCCGGTCGCAGTAGAAGACGAGGCCCGGCCGGCCGTCGGGTGCCCACGACCAAACGTACCGATACCGCAGGTTGTTGGTGCCGTCGACCCACGCCCGCTCGACAGCCTCCCGCCAGCCGGGCTGGAGCCGCTCGTCGAGGTCCAAACGGATCGCCACGTCGACGTCCGGCGGCAGGTGGTGGAGCGACAGGTTGTGGGCCTCGTCCCACCGCCACGGGCAGACGTAGCCGGTGGCCACGGTCACGCCGGCTAGGGTCAGCCGCTGGACGGTGCCGTCGGTGCTTCCGGTGTCGGTCACCACCCGCACGTCTGCGTCCTGGCACGACTCGGCCCACGCCAAGGCGTGCTTTTCCTCGTTCTTGCTCAGTGCGTAAACGCCGATTTTCACACCCGCCTCCAGACGATCAGGGTCTCCCCGGCCGTGCCACCGCAGAACTCGCAGCCCGGCCGGCACCGGGCCTTGCCGATGTGGACGCCCGTCGGCACGGCCTCCCACGCGAGGCCCTCCGGGGCGGTGATCCGGTCCGCGAGCAGCTCGGGCCGGCAGTCGATGTCGATGTCTTCGATGACGTACACGCCGCCCGGGGCCAACAGCGGCAGCAGCGTCTCGGCGGTCACGATCTGATGGGCCTCGAGGTGCGACCCGTCGTCGATGATCAGGTCGAACGGCCCGCCCCCAGCCGCGGCCACGGCCGCCTGGAGCGACTGCCGGACGCCCTGGTCGGCCTGGTAGCACCGGATCCGCCCGGCCGCGAACAGGACGTCCGGCCGAATGTCGAGGCCGATCACCTCGGCGGCCGGGAAATACTCCTCCCACATTCGGAGCGACGAGCCAGCGTTCACGCCCACCTCAAGCACCCGCCGCACTGACTCGCGGCGATCGCCGAACATGGCGTGGTACGCGGGCGTGTAGTTGTGGCAGGTGTCACCGGGAACGCCGCCGTACACGGTGGACGTGCCACCCTTGTCGGTCATGTGCTTGTCGGCCAGGTCGCAGAGTAGCGTCACGGGAGCCCCCGGTAGTTGGTGAACTGGGTCTGGTCATGGTTGGCCGGATACCACCGCACGGGCAGGGCATCCAGCAGCTCGACGTAGGCCATGGTGTTCATGTCCCACGACAGCCGGCCGGTGAGCCTGGCCCGCAGGCTGGCCACGGTCTCGACAGCGTCGAACAGCGGGGCGGCCAGCTGCCGGGGGCAGATCCAGCACGACCCGACAAACCGCCAGTGGGCCTCGGCGTCGTTAATCACGCCCTTGGGCCAGCAGCCGGGCAGCGTGATCGCGTCACAGGGCCGCCGCTCGAGGTCGTCCACGAACGCCCGCAGGACGTCCTCGGTGACGTTGGTCTGCTTCAGGACCGTGTATTCGATCCACGCGAACACGTCGACGTCTGGATACCACTCGGCGGCCTGCCTCATCCACCAGTAGCGTTGCAGAAGGACAATGTTCGACCGGGTCATGTCGGCGGCCGTGTGGAACCGGTCGCCCGGCGGGTGGGCACACGACGGCAGCAGGCCGGGGTTATCCGCCAGCAGCTTGTAGGCCCAGCAGTCCTCCAACCGCCAGCCAGCGTCGAAGGCGTGGAGTTTGTTGCCCAACGCTGATTTCAGCCGGCCACCCAAATCGGCACACTTGCCGGGGGTCAGGTGCTTGGCCGGGAACGGGGCGTGGACGAACCCGGTGACTGCCATCGCTCTCATGGGCTCGGGCCTCCGTAGCCGGTGAACAGGGTCTCGTCGTGGTCCGCGGCGTAGACCCGGAACTTGTCCCGGTGGTCGCGAAGCATGGCGGACCAGGTGTTCACCTCCCAGGTGGTCTGGCCGCTGAACTGCATTTGCAGCGTGGCGTACTTGACCGTCGTGTCGTGGAACCACTCGGCCAGGCCGGGCGGGACGACCACCACGCCCCCGGCGACGTACCATGCCGGCTTCGACCAGTCGATCAGCGGCCGATTGACCATCGGCCAGATCCCGGCGATCGTGATCCGGTCCGGCGGGGCCGCCTCGACCCGGGCGAAAAACTCGCGGATCATGCGGTCGGTGATCGGGGCCTTCAGGTGAAAGATCCCAAAGTCCACCCACACGACATGGTCGCCGGTCATGCGGGCCGCCTCGGCCAACCACGCGGTCTTCTGGTGCTGAACCACGGTATAGGCCGTCGTGTCCTTCATGGGCGACCCGGGCGGGGGCCGGCAGCCAGCCGCAAAGTCGGTCATCCAACAATGGGCCAGCCCGGCCGGGCGGACGAACGTCCGCGGCGTCGGAATCACGTCGTTGGTTGCCCCGTCGTAGAAGCAGACGGTGGGCAGGGCCAGGCCAATGAGCCGCCGGCCCAGCTCGAGGTAGCGGGCGTGCGGCCGGTGGCCGGCGTTCAGCCGGACGTAACCGGTGACAAGAGTTGCCACGCTTCCTCCTCCGGCAGCTCGACCAGCCAGGCCTCGGCGTCCCGCACGCCAAACGACACGATCACGCGGCCAAGCAGGATCGCCAGCCCGGCGGCAAACTCAATGGCCCGCGGCTCCTTAAACCAGAACGGCTGCGACATGCGGGCCAGCGCCAGCCGCTCGTCAAACCAGACGAACCGGTGTTCGTAGGACCGCCCCCGCGGGGTGTGGGCCACCTCGTGAATCACGGCCAGCCACCCGCCCCGGAACGGCACCAGCTGCGAGCCACCGCGGAACTCGCTGGCGATTACCGGGGCCGGGCTCCGCCGCACGATCTGCCAGCCGCCGGGCAGGTCGTGGTCTTGGTCGATGGTCACGACGTGGCCGCCGTGCCGGCAGGCGTACACCCACCCGCCACGGCCGAGGATCGGCATCCAGTTCTTTTCGTGTTCCTGCGTGGTGATCCCGTCGAGCACCCGGAGGTCGGTGACCGTGGCCGTGGCTATGTCGATGGTGCCGGCCGCCATCCGGCAACGTCCGTCGAACGGGGCCACGTTGCGGACGGTGGCCGAAATCCCCAGACCGGTGCCCACGGCCCGCAGCCGGCAGTCCTCCAGCCCGTCGACCGGGTATTCCGTTTTTGGGTAGGCCACCTCGAGCGGCCGGCAGGACACGGGCCGCAGCTCGGCGTCGAACCGGACCAGCAGGTTCTGGGTGCGGATCGTCTGGCCGTCGGCCTCGGGCATGACGTATCGGCCGTCAACGATCTCGTAGTTCGACGAGCGGACGATGGCGACCAGGTCGCCGCCGTGGACGATCACCGTGGGGTTGAAAAGCGACCAGCCCTGGTGGGCCGGGGCAATGTCGATCCGGTGAAACGTCGGGCTCGCCAACTCGGCCAGGAGCGGCGTGTAGACGATCCGGTTGGCCCGCGTGACCATGGCGACCTCGGCCGACACGTCCGGCGTCGACAGGATTCGCTCGCAGGCGCGGCGGCCGGCCTCGATCTCGCCGCAGTGGTAGGCGTGGGCCGCCAGGTGGCACAGGCTGTCGATCATGCCCCGCAGTTTCGCAGGGGCCGACAGCGGGCCGGAGGGGGTCGGCTAGCGGTCCTGATGACTAGAACTGCCCAGCAAAACCGGCGGCACTGGCTGGTACGCCTCCGCATCAATCTCCTCCACCGCACCGCTGGCGAGCAGTTGCGGTAGCAGCGTGGCGGCAGGCTCCCAAGTGATGAACTCGTCATTCACGGCCAACAGCAGTCGGCCGGTAGCGTCACGCGGGGCGACGGCGGCCGGGTCGAAGCAGGTGAGCGTGCGACCGTCCGGCGTCGGGTGGCCCCACGCGGCGTCCAGTTGCAGGCGAATCGACTCGTAGAGCGCGGCGTCGGCGGTGCGGTAATACTTCATGCGACCGTAATCCCCCACTTCTTGCCCAAGTAGCGTTCGACCTTGAGCCGCTCAGAGTCGGACAGCGGGCGGTCGTAGCACAGGATTTCACCTATCCAGCCTTGGAACTGGAACAGTGAGGAAGAGTAGTAGCCGATGCGTGACATCGTGTCAGCGTTGCTTGTGCTGAACGACGAGGCAAACGGGCTCACGGCACCTGTTCGCTGGGTTCCGTCGATAAACACGAAACCGCCGCCAGCAGCCGACCGAACGCAGGTGAACACGCCTGGCCCCATGAGGGCTGATGCAGTTGCTGAGTATTGCACACGCAACCGGTTTGTCCCTTCGGTAAATCCACCAAACGCAACTTCTAAGAACTTTACCGCCGCCTTGGTGGCACTCATGCCCGTGCCGGCGCCGCCATCTGACAGCATTTGCCGCTGACCAGATTGGTCTGCCGTCTGAGCTGCGGCAATGATCCATGTCTCGTCTGTTCGGCTGGTTCCTGTGAAGTTCAAGCCGTCGTTGCTGCCGTCAAACGACAACGCGGTCTTACCGTTCACCGTGGTGGTCACGGGCCGGTTGTTGGCCGTGGTCTGCGTGGCCGCACTCTTCAGCCCCGCCTTGCTCGTCCAGGTTTCGACGGCCCCGGCGTTCAGCGTCACCGTGCTCGCGTCGTTCGCATCCCACCAGTTGGCAATACCCGAGATGCTGGCCGGGTTGAAGCCAGAAGCCGTGGGTCGGAACAGCCGAGTATCAAGCGCACACATTCGCAGGGTGTCCGTAGGGTAGTGAAATGCCGGTCAGACGACCCGCCAGACGGCCGACGTGGCGTCGTAGACGACTAGGGCGGCACCGCCAGCCCTGTCCATGACGTAGTCGCCAGCCCACGGCACGGAAAAATAGGCGTTGGCGTTGCTGCCGGTGTTGTGCTGGAGCGTGATCGGGGCCGTGGCCCCCACGTTAATCAGCAGCTTGGCGTCACCGTCGACGCCAGTAATCCCGAGGCCCCGCAGATTGACGCCCGTCGTGCCGGTCACCGCCAGGCGGTAGATGTCGCCGGCCCCCGGGTTGTATCCGGTGACCGTCGTGTTGGCGGTCAAGACGGCCGGCGTGGTCACCACGTTCGTGTAGGACGCGCCTGTGGCACCAGCTGCTCCGGCAGCGCCCGCGCTGCCCGTCGGTCCGGTCACCGTGCTGGCCGCGCCGGTGCTGCCCGTCGGTCCGGTAACGCCCGTAGGCCCGGCGATCCCGCTGCCCACCAGCGTCCAGGCCTGGCCGCTCCACTGATACGTCCGGCCACCCGTGGTGACCTGCTGGCCGTTCGTCGGTCCGGTGGGAAAGCTGAGAGACATGGTTCACCCTTGCACTACGAGGAATACGAAATGACGCGCCACGACGAGCCGTCCCAGACGATGAGCTGCGGCGTGCTGTAGACCGTGACGACCGTGACCGCGGCGGGAGTCTTCACCTCAAGCCCGAGAAACGAATCCACTTCCTTGATCACATAGTCCAGGCCCGACCCCATGCCGGTCGGCAGCGTGATCGTCTGCGAGCTGCCGGTGGCGGTCAGGAACTGGTAGCGGGCGGAGTTTTCCGTCAGCGTGATGCCAGTCGCCAGCGTTTGTATGTTGGCCCCGCGGGTGGCGGCAGGGCCGGTGGGGCCGCGCTCACCCTGAACGCCGATCTCGATGAACTGGCCGTCGTAGCGGACGAAATACTTTCCGCTTGCCGTGTCGAGCCACACGCTCCCGGCCGCGGTCAGGTTGGGGGCGGTCGGGCCGGTGGCCGCGAACGCCACGCCGCCCGTCGGACCTGTGACCGTCGATTGGGCGCCCGTCGGTCCGGTGACCGTCGACTGTGGCCCGGTGTTGCCCGTCGGGCCGCGCTCGCCCTGGACGCCGATTTCGATGAACTGCGTCTGGTAACGGACGAAATACCGTCCGGTCGTTTGGTCGAGCCAGACCGCCCCGGCCACCGTCAAGTCTGGGGCCGTCGGCGCAGTCGGGCCGACGGTAAACGCGATCCCGCCCGTCGGCCCTGTCACCGCTGGCCCCGTCGGTCCCGTCACCGTCGACGTCGCCCCGGTCGGCCCGAGCGACAGGTTGATTCCGCTGGGCCAACTGCCGGCCGCCTTGGGGCCGTACAGGAATTTGTTCGAAGTGTCGATGAACAGGTCACCGTTCTGCCCGATCCCGCCGGTAGGCGGCGCGCTGCCAGCCAGCACGGGCGAGGCACCGGAGGGGAGTTGGTAGAAGGGCATTGGTCACCTATGCGTAGTGCTTACCGCCGACCTCGACCCACGCCCCGGCGTAGCGGACGAAATACTGGCCTGTCGTCGTGTCGAACCAGGTCGCCCCTGCCGTGGCCGAAGCCGGCGCCGTCGCCGACTGGTAGGCCTCGCCGCTGCCGGCCGGGCCGGTGGCACCGACGAGCCCTGCGGATTGCAGGTATGTCGTGATCTGCGAGAACGTGACCCGCTTGGTGGCCGAGCTGCTCGACATGATCAGCATGTCGGTGCCCGTGATGCCTGTCACGGCCGGCAGCTCGCTGACGCGCTTCTGGATTGGCATCAGTTCACCTGCAGCGGTACCACGATTTCGTCACCCTGCTCGGTGACCAGGTACTGGACGTCGACGTCGACCCGCTTGGTGTGAACCCGGACGCAGGTCTGGAACGCATCGCCGTAGCGGAACAGCGGCACACCTCGAGGGGCCGACACCTCGTAGACGTTGGCGGCCCCGCCCAGCGTCTCGTAGATCTTGTCGCCCCGCTGCGGCTCGCCGTAGGGCAACTCGGCGGTTTTGATGATGAAGTCCCGGCTCTCCCATTGCTCGATGACGCCGGAGCCGTTCTGGGCCTCAAACGTCGACGAGCCAATGGTGGCCGGCACCGTGGCCGTGTTCGCACCGCGGACGTAGGCCACCGTGGCGGCAGCGCTCGCACGCAGCCGGTCGGTGAGCCAGGCAGCCCCGGCGGAAAGCATGTCGGCCATGGGTCACCTCCGCCCACAACGCCCCGGCGGCGCGCGGTAGCGATCGCGCACCGGCCGGGGGTTGCAGGTGGTCCGGGAAACTACTTGTTCAGGATCACGTCGACCGTGGTGTCGCCCACCAGCCGGGCCTTGGCCAGCTTGCCGGCGGTGACGCCGGTCGAAGCATGGGCCACGCCGGAGGCGGCCACCCAGTTGATCGCCGAGCCTTGGGCACCGGTGGCACCCGTGGCGACCGGCATCGAGAACACGCCCTCGACAGCCAGCGACCCGAGGGCGTTGGCGGCGATGGGACGGGGAGCGACACCGACGAGCGAACCGATCACGACCACGTCGCCAGCCGCCACCGCGGTGCCCGGCGTGTAGTCGAGGACGTCGCCCTTCTGGACGTAAGAAGCCATGGTTTCAAACCTTTCAAACTAGGGGAGCGGTTGGGTGAAATCCGGCGGGCGGGCTTGGGCTCCCGCCCGCCGGGTTGTTGTTCACGACAGGGGTCAGACGTCCATCTTCACGCCGGCCTTGTCCTCGGCCTTGGCACAGCCGAAGTCGAAGTAGCCGCGCATCTGCACGCCCAGCACGTTGAAATCGGCCTCGGCCGTCTCCACGATCGGGCTCTGGACGCCGTTCAAGAACGCCACCTCCATCACCGGCAGATCGGCCGGCGAGGCGAGGAGGTAGTAGTCGGCCGTGTCGGTCAGGTAGGTCGAGCTGACCACCTCGTACCGACCGGCGAACACGTTCGTCGACGGCTGGCCGCTGGTCGCACCGGATGAGATCTGGATGGAGTTCATCAACTCCGCCGCGGTGATCTCGAGGTCGACCGGCGTCAGCAGGACACGCGGCTGGGTCGCCATCGGCTTCCCGTCGCTGTCCTTTAGCTTCCGGTAGAGGGCCAGGGCCTCCTTCAGACCGGCCAGGCCGAGGGCCGTGGCGCTGGTCTTCTTGTTGCCCTTGGCCGTCGTGAAGAAGGTCGAGTCGTTGAGGAACTCGGCCCAGAACACGTCGTTGAGCTTAAGGGCACCGCCGCGGCCGATCCGCTGCGGCACCGCCGTGAGCGCCCCGAGGTCGTCGTTGATCAGGTCGGTACGGGTGACCGAGGTCATGATCCCGTAGGTTTCCGCACTGATCGTCCGGCTCTCGTCCGACGCCGCGGCGTTCTTCAGCTCGCCGCCGTTGGCCACCTTCTCAAAAGAGAAAGCGCCGTTGAGGCGGTACTGCGTGATCGCCTTGAAGTCGTTGACGCTGCGGACCGACGAGATCGACCGCCAGGCCGACTCGACGCTGTCGAAGCCGGCCAGGAGGAACTTGTTGACCGTGCTCGACAGGATGCCCGAGATCGAGTGGGTCGCCCACGCCGCGGCCAGGATCGGCCGAAGGGTGGAAGCGTTCACGCGACGGGGACCGTCGTAGCCGTTCGCCACGGCCGCCTGAATGAGCACCTCGCCGAGGCTGATCTCGCGGCGGGCCTTGTGGGCCGCCTCGAGCACCTTGGCGTCGTACTTCTGCTCGATGCCCGGCAGGTTGCCCTGGAGGGCGAACGAGGCCTCGATCACCTCGGCCGTCGGGGCCGCGTGGGTCACGACGTGGGCCGCGGGGGCCGCCGGCCGCTCGTCACGGGTCAGCTGGAGCTTCTCCATGTTTTCGACTTTCTTGGTCAGCGTCTCGAGCTGGGCCACCAGGGCGGTGGTGTCGGCCGAAACGGCGGGGGTAGAAACGGGCTCCACGGCGACCTCCGCCGTGGCCGCCACGATCGCGGTCTCGACGACCTCGTCCGTGGGCTTGGTGGTGGCGTCAGCCGCCATGGTGCTCTCCTCTGCCGCTTCTGCGGCGATGGAAACGGCCGTGCTGCGGTCGGCCCCTAACGTGACGAAAGACGTCTCCCGCAGCGTGGAGGCGCGTACGACGCGGACAGGCCCTTGGACGGTCTGCCCGTTGACGGTGGTGATCTGGTCTTCGCCGAACCGCAGGTGGCGGCCGACGTCGGCACCGACGCTGGCCTGCCACTGGTAGCCGGCGGCCGCGAGGGCGAGCACCTGGCGAGCGTTGTCGTTGTCGGCGAGGATCTCGCCCTCGACGATCAGCTGCCCGCCCTGCACGCTCGGCGTACCCTGGCCGAGGATCGACCCGATGGCGTAGTCGTGGCCGACCACGATCGGCACGGTCTGCGGCAGCGTCATGCCGGCCATGTCGATGATCACGGGCTCCCGTGACCACGACTGGCGGATCGGCGCGCCGGTGTAGGCGACGATGCGGAACTTCCGCGGGCCGGCCGCCGCTTCTCCGTCGGCAGCCTGCAGAAACTCCACACCGCTCGAGAACGCAAGTTTGTCGCTCATAGCCAGATGGTCTCCCCGATGATGTCGGTGGCGTCGTCGTCGAAGCCTTCCCAGTCCTCGATCACTGCGGCACCTCCTCCGGCTCGTCGAGCGGTGTCGGGGCCGGCAGGCCGGCCGGTGCCATCGACAGGCCCAACTCGTCCATCAGCGCCCGCTCGGCGGCAATCTGCCGCAGCTCGACGTCCCACCGCTTGCCCTGGCGGGCGTACTCGCTGGCCAGGGTCGTGGTCAGCGTCCGCAGCCGGGTCTCGCAGGCGTTGGCTTCTTTGCCGGGGTCGACGTGATCTTTCCCGTCCCACACCCAGGCCCAGTTCCACTCGCTGAACGGCGGCAGGCCCTCGGGGATCACGCCGGCCAGGCTGGCCTCGTTCACCCAGGCCGCCAGCACCCGGTCGAGGCAGATCCGCTCCAGGTGATCGCGGTCGACCCGCTGGTTCATGGCATAGACCTGGTGGTCCATGCGGCCGGAAGCGTAGTTGTACGACGACGAATCCAGCGCGGCGACGTTGTACGGCAGCTGCAGGCAACGGGCGATTTCGTTGAGGATCTCGCGCTTGAAATCCTTGTAGGTGCTGGTCGGCTGCTCGGCCTTCAGCTGCGAGATGTCCCAGCCTTCGGGCAGCGTGACCAGCGACCGCTTGCGGATTTCCAACTCGGCGAAGCTGTCGACCTCGTCGACCTCCGCGGCCGGGCTGTTGCTGTGGATGAACGCCGCGAAGTCGGCGGCCGTCTCAGCGGCCGCGATCACGGCCTCCGTGTAGCGGCGCAGTTGGCCAAACAGCCGCAGGGCCGGGGCAACTTCGGGGTAGCCGCGGTTCTGGCCGGGCCGCACCCGGCGGAACCAGTGGATCATCGCCGCGGCAGGCACTCGGCGGAACTCGAGCGTATTGATCCGGTAGTTGCTGCCCGGGTGGTAGTTCAACACCTGGTAGGCGGTGACGTTGCCGGTGGCGTCGAACTCCATCCCGTCGACGGTGTTCCCCTCGACGGTGATCGACTGGGCCATCAGCTCGGTCGGCGTGGCCACCATCTCGGCCTCGACCAAGCGGAGGTCGAGCTGCACGCCCGGCAGGCGGCCGTTGTTGATCATCATGGCGAAGGCCTCGCCGTCGCTGACGATCGCCTCCCGCATCGTCCGCAGCTTGGCCGGCAGGTCGATCAGGGTTCCCCAGTCGTAGAACGCTCGCTCGACGGTGCGGGCCGCGTCCACGTCGCCGATGTCGAGCTGCAGGCGGGGGCCGGTGCCGATCAGGTCGCCGGCCAGCGTGGCCGAGATGCCGGCCAGGTAGGAGTTGTTCACCCGCTCATGGCGGGCGCGGTTCCGCATCATGCGGCGCTTTTCGGGCGACAGCGCCGCGTCGGCACTGAAGGCGTCGGCCCCGGCCCAGTGCTTGTAGTCGTCGCCCCGCTCGGCCGCCTCAAACCGGGCGCGGGCCACCGGCGCCACCGGCTGGCGGGGCTGCGTGCGGCCGCGGAACAGGTCGAGGAAGGCCATTAGGAAAAGCCGTTGGGGATGATCTGGTTGAACCGCAGACCACGTTTGGTGGTCGACGCCGCAGCCTTGGCTGACAAATACTTGTCGGCCTCGATTTGCTTGGTGATGTCCTGCGCCTCGACCTCGCCCGCGTCGGTGCGGACACGGGCCGGCCCCTTGGCGGTCGATTCGATGGCGTCACGGATCTCGTCGCTCATGCTGCGACGGTAGGCCAGACCGCAGAAAACCCGCAGGGGGTCTGGCTACTTGGCAGCCAGCGCGAGGCCCACGTTCGCGAGGGCATAGCCTGCCCATGCGATCGCCATCGGCGAGCCCTTCGACCACTGGTCGAGGGCGACGGCGAGATACACAAACCCGACGAACGTGATCAGCGGGGCGCTCATGTGCCAAGTTTGCGAATCTCGATCCGCTTGGCGCCACCGGGTGTGGTCGGGATCGCCGCCTTGCGCCTCGCCCGACCGCCGGTCTCGGTCGCCGCCGGGCTCACGCCCGTGATGCTCGCGGCCACGGCCGCCCCGACGAGGCAGTCCCACCAGTGGTTTTCAAACCGCGTGCCTGACAGCTTCCACTCGTCCACCACCCGGCCGCGGGCACTCTCGGTCCGCACCGGATACTCGTTCGTCAGATGGTCCCACAGCATGTCGTGCTCCCCGGCACAGAACACGATCGCCTCCGGGTCGCCCGTGGCCAGCCGCAGCCGGGAGGCCGCGAAGGTCTTCCAAAAGTTGGTGTCGTAGGTACACGACCGCTGGCCTTGGACCTGGCCGATCCGCCAGTTGAGGCCCAGCCGGTCCCCGCGGGCCTTGCCCTTGTCGTTGAGCGCCGGCGACGAGGCCCCGATGCCGCGGCCGTGGCTCGGCAGGATCACGCCCGCGAACGGCGACCGCTTGCAGAACGTGCGGACCGTCTGCGTCGACTTGCCCCAGTTGGCGTCGATCATCAACTGGCTGATCCGCATGGCCGTGCCGTCCTCGCGCGGCCAGTCCCGGCCGATCAGCGTCTGCGTCACCTGCTCGAGGCCGGCCGACAGCGCCGCTTCGAACCCGGCCCCGTTGGCCGCTGCGGCCAGCGTCCGCTTGGCACTGCCAGCCTCAAAGAACGAGACGCCCTGGTCGGGGTAGCACCCGTAGCTGACGACGTGCCCGCCGAACGTGTCGGACCACGATGCCACCAGCCAGAACAGGACGCGGTCCTGGACGTCTACGAACGCTGTCAGGCGGTGATGGTTGCCCGGCACCGTGCCGCGCGGGACGTTGGTCACCCTGGCCGCCAGTTGACGTTTGTCAAGTTTGTCCGACTCGACGTGGTCGGCCAGCGGCTGGTTTTGATACTCAGCAAAAAATGCGGCGTCCCCGCGGTCGATCCGCAGGTTCCAGGCGTGCTGGATCGCCGACAGCTCGTCGGTGTTGTGTCGCTCCGGCCACGCCACCCGGCTGCCGGCGTCCATGGCCTCGCGCCGCTCGGCGTAGAAGGCGTCGGCCTCGGCCGTCCCCGCCCCGCTCCGCTGCCCGGCCCGCCGCAGCTCGCCGTACTCCAGCCACAAGTCCTCGGCCGTGGGCCAGTCGTACACCAGCTGCGACCGCTCGCCCTGCCACGCCGGGTGGCGCGTGCGGTCCAGCAGCCGGTCCGCCAGGTCGTCGGTGCGGATCACCGTGATCGTCGTTAGGCCGGCGATCTTCGACCCGGGGCCAGCCAGGCCCAGGATCGCACCCGACAGGATCTTCTCCCGGGTGGCGCACTGCGACGGGCTCGCGGCCGACTCGTCGGTCTGCGGGTCGTCGATCAGGACCAGGCTCGGCCGGATGCTCGACCCGTCGGGGCGGGTGTGCTTCAGGCCGCGGATCCGGCCCGTGATGCCGGCGACCCGGACGCAGGCCCCGGCCGAGACGCTGCCCTTGATCCATGGCAGCGTGATCTGGTCGGCCGCCCACTGCATTTCGGTCGGCGTGCCCTGGTACGTCTGCCCCTTCGCACGCTGGGCAATGCGGTCCAAACACCGCACCGGGTAGCAGGCCTCGGGGAAATCCTCGAGCAGCGTGTCGTTGTTCTCGATCTGGGCCTTCAGGCTGTCGGCCATGGCGCTGGCGATCGTTTGGTCCGCCCCGACCAACACGATGAACTGCCGGTGGCCGTACAGCATGGCCCACAGACAGGCCGCCTCCGACAGCGTCGTCTTGCCGGACCCGCGTGGCATCGCGAACGCGAACAGCTCACCCCGCAGGACCGCGCCCTCGATCTTTGCGATGGCCGTCAGGTGGTCCGGCGACCAGGCCAGCGGGAACAGGTCGGCCAGATACGTCTCGCAAAAGGCGCGAAAGTCGAGGCGGCACAACCCGCGCCGCTTGGGATCGGCGACCGGTGGCATCTCGCCGATCTCGCGACCCTCGGCGCTCACCGCCCGCTTGGCGTTGGCGGCGCGTTTCTTGTGGCGCTCGTAGGCGGCGCTGGCTGGTTTGCTGGTGGTCATCAAAAACCCGCGTTTTCCCGGGCATAACCCTGTATCAACGGAAGGCTGCTCGCGGCGTTGAGTATGCGTCAGATCTGCCAGGAGAACCTACACGGGGGCCTCTAGCCGGCCGCCTGACGCCCGACCAGCCGCTAGCCACCTCCAGGGCCGTCGCCAGTATGGTCGCCCGTCTCACGCGATCCTCGGGCGTCGTGCGCGATGTCCTCGTCAGCGCTGCGCCATCGTCGCGACATGAACACCGCATGGGCCAACGCCCATAGGCTGTCGGTCTCGACGATGATCACGCTGCCCTTGCGGTTGGGTTTGTGCCACACGATCGGCACGCTCCCCGCCGGCGCGTCGGCCTTGGCCTGCTCCAACGCCGACCACAACGACAACCGCTCCGTCCGCTTCGCCTCGACGTGGATCGGCACGCCAGGCAACACGACGTCGGGCGAGTCTGGCCCGCCCTGGTACTGAACGCCCCTGCGGGCCTCCACGTTGAGGATCGCCCCCAGCTCGGCTGCAGCCATACGCTCGCCGCGCTTCCCCTTCTCACGGCTAGCCCTGCCCATTGGTGGCCTCCAGCAGCTTTCTGTCCAGGTCGGCGTTCACGTCCCGCAGGGCGCGGCACAACTCGAGCACCTTTTCAACAAACCGCTCCCGTGCCGCCATCTCGGCCCGTAACCGTTCGTTCTCCCGCTCGAGCGACTCGGCCAGGTCCATGGCCTCGCGCCGGGATCGCATCCATCGAAACAGCATCACGCCACCTCCTGGGCCATCTTGGCCGCCATGGCGCGGCGGGTCGCCTCCAGCCGCGCCGCATCGTCACCCGTCCACGCCTTGGCCGGCGGCCGGTCCTCGAGGTGGGCCGGCCCTCGCCCGGCCTTGGCCGGCTTGGGGTCGTCGTACTGGCCGGCCAGCACCCGCTGGACGAACCCGGCCCCGACCAGCTGGAACAGCGTGGCCGGCGTGTCGAAGTAGCGGCACCGGGGTAGGTGCTGGATGGCCTGCAGGGCCTCGTCCAGCCAACCAGGCTCCGCGAGCCGCTCGGCTAGGGCCGGCGGGACGGTCTTGGCCCGGTAGGGCTGCACCTTGCCAGCCTTGGCCGCCGCTGCCCACGCCGCCCGGAGGGCGGCCTGGTCCTGCGAAGCATCGCGGGGAGGAGGAGGGGGATTATCTCCTCTATTCTTATTCTTATCTGGTTGCGCATCCTGCGTTACACCGTCCGGCGGGTGTGTAACGCTGTCAGCGTTACGCCGCCGGGTGCGGTGCTTTTCGACCCTCTGGCCGGCCAGCGCCCGCACCTTGGCAGAGTCGGAAAAATGCCGCTCCCAGTGCGGGATAACGATCCCGTCCTCCTGGGTGACGAGCCAGCCGACGCTGACGAGCGCCGCACCGAATCCGACGTGCCCGATCTCATCGTCCAAGTCCTCGATCTCGGCCCGGACCAGCCCGTTGTGGCCGTGCCGATCCGCCCACGACCACAGGCGGTAGAGCTTGCCGCAGACCTGGTCCCGGTCGAGGCCGGTGATCCGGGCCACCCGGCGGGTGTCCGGGTCGTCGTAGAGGTCGTGCCGCATTTTGATCCAGTTACCCATCCGTGGGCTCCTTACTCCATTTCCATATTGCGCAGACGTCTGCTACCTCGATGTCCAGAAAAAATCGCTGGATCGTTCCATTGAACTCGTCGATCTCTGGAGACTTTTCATCTTTCCATCGCCGCAGCCAGTTCTTAGCGAAAACCCAAAACGCTTCGTAGTTTCCTTGTATGTACAGGATTGAGTTGTCATTCCTCATGATGCCGCTCGGCGTCCACCAAAGGCGATCGCGGCTCGACTTTTCAGCCACCTCGATAGACAGATGGCCAAACTTCGTGCATCCGTTGTCCAGCTTGATTTCGAAGCCCTGAAGGTTCTCGCCGACTTCAAACTGGAAACGTTTGCTCCCGATGTTCTGAAGAACGATGTGCCGCTTCGCCAGCTCAATGCACACAAAGTCCTGAAACGACAGGCCTTTTTCCAGGCTGTCTTTAACTGGCGAATGTGGATAAATGGCTGTGCTCATGACTGGTTGCCGTATGCCTTCCATCCATCGCGTGGCCGCCTAGCGAACACCTCCAACCGATCGCCGTGGGTGTAAATCGTTTCGATGATGTCATAGAACTCGTCAGGCTTTTTGCTGTGTCCTGTTCGTTCGATGCTCTGAACAGAGTCAAACAGCTTCCTGACGTCAGGCTGGCACGATCCGCGCACGCACACCAGAAGGAACTCGTGTCGGACGCTGTTGTAATGACCCATGTTGTGATGGACCTTGTCCCACACAAAGGACGACTTGTACTTAAATCCCCAGGCCTTGATCACCTGAAACGACTCTTCGAGGATCGGTGACGTGACCCACAAAAACAGGACCGCGTCTTCCTCGGCCCATTCCTTGACCGGCATGGCACAGATGTCAGACAGCGGCATGACCGGGTAGTGGTCACGCTGTTCAGTGTGGTAGTCGGGCTGCGTGTTCCCGTATGACCAAGGCGGGTCCGCATAAATGACCCTGAACTTGCCTGTAGGTGCGGGGGCCTCCTTCTCAATCCGTTCCCGCTTAATCTGGCGAATGGCCTCAGACGGCCTGATCTCGCCTTGGATCACCTTCTTTGCGATGTCGGGCCGCTTTGCGATGAACTCGGCCCGCGCCATTGTTGACGACGAGACGTGGGCCTCAGCGGCCCTGGCCTCGCGGGCGACGTGCCGCTTCTCCACTGGTGGATCACTGTGATCCACTTGTGGCGATGGCTTCAGCCTGCCTCCTTCGTCTCGCGGCCGCGTAGATGCCGCCTCCGATTTCTTCCGCCGGCCATCCTCCGCGATCTTGGCCAGCTTCGCCGCCCACTTGGCCGAGCCCTTGTCACACTCCAGCTTGATCAGCGCCCGGCGAACGTCCTCCAGGTCTCGCCGTGCCCCGTTGAGCGACCAAGCGAACGCCCACGGGTCGCCGTCAAACTCCCGCGCTACTGGCTCGACTCCAGCCTCTAAACAGGCCCTGTAGCGGTTGCGGCCGTCGAGGATCATGCCGTCGCACAGCGTTATCGGCTCCCGCTGGCCGTTCTCGCGGATGTCGGCCAGCAGCTCGCCGTATCGGCCGTCGTCCATCATCGGGAACGCTTCAGCCGCCGGGTGGTTCTTCAGTTGCTCAATCGTGGTCACTTTGTCCTCCTTGCTCGATACCCACTCGGATCTTTCATCCACCGCTCGACCTCCCGCCGCTCGTACCTGACCTTCCCGGCCGGCCCGTCAGCGAGTTTCACGAACGCCGGCCCGCGCCGACGCCACCGCCACTGTGCCACCGTCGCCGGGCGCACCCGCAGCAACTGCGCCACCTCGTCGCTGGTCAACCACCGGCTGGTCATTCGTCACCGTTTGTAGATGCGTGTAGATGTGGGCCGAAGGGGGTGTGGCAAACCTTGACTAGCGTGCGATCTACACCAGCCGGGTTGACGCAGTCTTTTGCCCGTACATGGATCGCGCTCTTGTCGCAGTCTTTGGCGGGCAGAACCCACACCAGGGATCCGCACACCAGAAAGACGAAGTCGACTTCAAACGACCACGCCCGTGGCCGCCTCAATCCGCTGCCGTCTTTCTTGCGAAGGTCGAACCTGTAGCTCCCGTCACTTTGCTGGCTTTCAGTGCTCTTAACTTGGATTCGGACTAGGGCGTCTTCCTTCGTTGCCAGCAGATCCACGCCTTGATCCACTGCCGGAGTTGCAGGATTCCAGCCCGCGCTAAGAAGCATGGCCTCTACCAGTTTTTCAGCCGCCTTCGATGTGGTCATTCCTTGACCCTCCACTCCCGCTCCCGACACCCGCCCTCGTTCACCACCTCGCGCCCGGTCGGCACCGCCAGCCCAACACGCTTCAGATCCGCCAACCGCTTGTTGACCTGGTGCGCCAGTAGCCCGCACCGCCGGCCGATCTCCGTCTGGCCGGCCGGCCCGGCCCGCAGGGCCTCGAGCACCGCCCGGGCCTGCCCCGTCACGAACTTCGCCCGTGCCCGCTCGCCGGCCGCCACGCTGGTGGGCGGGTCGGTCTTGCGGAACAGCGGCAGCGTCGAGACTGCAGCGTCGATGTCGGGGTAGTAGTCGCTCATCACCCGTCGCTCATTGGGCCTGGCTTGCCGTTCCGGTCTGCCTTGTCCTGGTGCTCGTACACGGGCTGATTCGCCCGCACCCAATCACGCAGCAGGTTGGCGTGATGCAGTGCCTCGTCGATCAACTTGCGCTGGTTGCACTGACTGCCTTTCTCCTTGATGTAGGCCAGTCGGCTGTGAACGATCTCGACAGCGATCCCCACTCCAATCACGCACTGCGTGCTAACCGGGATCTGCCAGTTCATTTGGGCACCTCACGGGCCGCCGCGAGCAGCTTCACGGCCATCTCAAGCATCTTGGCCCCCTTGGCCGCGACTTCGCCGGCCTTGCTGGCCTCGGCGGCCGCCTCGGTCTCGTACCAGTCCGCCGTCCGCCGCCAGCGCGTGTCGTTGCCGCCCTCTACCCACTCGCCGCACGGGCTTAGGTGGCCGTAGTGGCAGAAGA